CGTTCTAATATTGGGTATGGTCCTTATGATTATATGGCTTCTAATAGTGGTTATTTTAAACCTGATTTTCTTTCGATGCTAGATACTACAGAAGTAGAAATAAAAGAAGATACATCTTCTGAATGCTATTTGTATTTCAAAAATTGCGTTGTTCGTGTAACTTGTGATGAAATTCAAAAAATTGATTACTTGGACCTTGACGGTTATGTATGGAGAAGGCAAATAATTGAAAGAAATTATGAAACATTCGACCACCATGAATCAGAATTTAGAACTTATTTATGGCTTGCTTCTGGTAAAGATGTACAAAAATATAATTCTCTAAAATCTGTTATTGGTTACTTGCTGCACTCATTCAAAACTTCTGCAAACAATAAGGCTATTATTTTTAATGATGAAACAATATCAGAGAATCCAAACGGAGGAAGCGGGAAAGGTATTTTTTGGAACGGACTAAAGAATATGAAAAAAGTTTCCAGAATTGACGGAAAAATGTTTGAACCAACAAAAACATTTCCTTATCAAACAGTTAGTACTGATACTCAAATTTTAGTGTTCGATGATGTTAAAAAGAATTTCAACTTTGAGAATCTTTTTTCATTGATTACTGAGGGGATAACTTTAGAATACAAAGGACAGGATGCAATAACAATTCCTGTTGAAAAGTCACCAAAGATTTTGATTACTACAAATTACACCGTTGGAGGTATAGGTGGATCATTTGAGCGTAGAAAGTTTGAAGTAGAAATGTCAAGTTACTTTAGTCATAAACACACTCCTTTAGATGAATTTGGACACATGCTTTATTCAGATTGGGACCAAAAAGAATGGTTACGTTTTGATAATTTTATGATTAATTGCGAACAATACTATCTTAAAAACGGATTGGTAAAACATAATTTCAATAATTTAGAGGTACGTAAATTCATAAAAGAAACTTCTTTTGAATTTTATGAGTGGAGTTCTGACCGTGAAAATTTACCGCATAATTTAAGAATTGATAAAACAGAATATTTCACAAAGTTTTGTAACGAGTACCAAGATTTTAAAAAATTCCTTTCTCAAAGAAAGTTTACGCAATGGCTTGAATCTTACGGTAAGTATTATAACTTAAAATCAACAAGCGGAAGGACCAATTCAACACGATGGATAGATTTTGAGGACCCGACACAACCAAAGGAAGATGATAACGAAATACCATTTTAAAAATGACTGAACATACACTACAACTTGAATGTATTGCGGAATTTCGCAATCGTTTAGAAAGGTTTGAAAAAGGAATAGTTATTCCGGTACCAAACGAATTGGCTCATAAAAGAAAAGACTTTATAATTTGCGAAGGGTGTTCTGACCTGATATTAGTATTCCAAAACAAAACTATTTATTGCGAGTTAAAAGTAGGAAGTAACACCCAGCAAGATAATCAAATTGACTTTGAGAGAAGGATTAAAAAACTAGGTCACGAATATCATCTTATAAGAAACTTATACGGTTTTATTGAATTAATATCGGTCCAATGAAAATACAGCTAAACAACAAAATACAGATTGCACCAAGTGGGCGTGAGTTCAAACTTATTGCTACGGTAAACGATAACAGCACCTATTGGAACATATTTAAGTACATTGATGATAACAGCCTATTCGGCTTTAATGAGAACCAAACCAAAAAACTAGCATACGAACAAGCATACAGCATGCTTTATCCAATCCACTAACCCCCTCCACGTTTGGAGTAAATTAAAAATTAAAAGATATGTGCAATATTGTAGTAATTAACAGAGGACAAAAGGAAATAAGCACTCCAAGAGAGTTTTTTAAACACTTTGGATTTATGCCAGATTTAGATTTTAATTTCGATACGCAAGGAATGGATGAATGTTTATGCAATTGTGATATTGAAAGAGAGCTAATTAAAAAAGGAATAGAATTTACAAACGATTGCGGTGATATTCACGTACCGCCTATTTACTAAAATAATTAAAAATTAAAGGATTATGAAACCTCTAGTATATCCATTCACTTTTAAACAATGGTTATTGCATCCAAGCACAAAACCTAAATTAAAACAAATTAAGAAAGATTGTGACAAATGGAGAAATGAAGAAAAATACGGAATTCAAACAGAATTACAGTTATGAAACCACAACTAAAATACTGGAGAGACCTAACCAAGCAACAGAAAGCCGAATTAAAAGCTAAACACGGGGTTAAAGTCGTTACGTTTGAGTTTATTTGTAGAATGTTTGAAAATAAATTGTTAAAGTTTTAGAAAAGTGTTGCGTAATTCAAAAGGAGTTGTATATTTGTACTCAGGAATAAGGAAGTAATATTTACAGCAATTCCTAAACACTTTTGATTATGTCACATACAGTAAGAAGTAATAGCGCACCGAAAGAATCTTTTGCAAAATTAAGATCTAATTGTGGTTTACATAATGAATTAGATATTCATGGTATGTACTGGAGTGAAAGAACTATTTTAGAAGTTCATGCATTCGACAGAACAGCTGGCAAGGTAGTCGTTAAAAACGAAAACGGTTTTACTTGGATTAGTGATTTAAAAGCTATGGAGTTTTGCAAGAAAGACGGAAGTAAAATTTATAATCAATAATATGATAGAAAAAATAAAAAATAACCTCTCCGATAACAGGGGAGGCAGAAGACAAGGAGCAGGCAGACCAAAAAAAGAACCAACAACAACAATACGCGTACCTTTCAAATTTAAAGCCATTATATTGCGCTGGATTGAAAGAAAAAACAAAATTAATACAAAGACATCACGAACAAAAAAACTAAGCTAAAATCAATTATTATGAAAGCAAAACCGATTGCAATGAAATGCACACAAGAACAGTTTGAAAGTATTAAACCGAAGTTGGAGTCTAATAAAGAATTGACTTTTGATATGTCTAATAATTTCGATATTAATAAATGGCTTATCAATAATTTTGGGGAAGAATTAGGAATGATAGGGAATAATAATTGTTCAAACGGAGAAATTTATGAAAGAGAAATCCACGAAACATGGAACGAACGAATATTTTTAGAGGCTTGTGGGATTGAAGTTGAAGAAACTTATCAAATAACCAAAACGCAGATATTGAAACTACACAAAAACGAAGGTAGTAAATACGCTCAAGAATGGTATCCTTCCGTTTTTGAAGAGGATAAAAAAGAGTTGGTTGTTGGGAAGTGGTATAAAACTCCATATTGTAAAGGATCTTTATTTTGTGTTACTGACATAGATAACTTAGAAAATAAACATATTAGTGGATATGGTACTGAAATAGGTTTTGGCTGGCAGGGATTAAAAAAAAATTATTGGTGGATTGATAAAGGAGTTACAGAAGCCACTCCCCAAGAAATCCAACAAGCATTGGAAAAAGAAGCTAGGAAGCGTTATAAAGTTGGCTGTAAAGTTAATTGTTTAGAGTCAGATATGAATTACTTATTAAGCGGAAACAATGTTTTAGGAAATAAAGGCGTGTCTTATTTCGATGGAATAAATAAGGTATGGATGAATGTAAATGATAGCAGAAATGCATGTGTTTTTGACAATGGTATTTGGGCAAAAATAATAAAACAAATGACTCAACAACAAATCGAAAAAGAATTAGGCTATGAAATATCTATTATTTAGTTTAATATTTGTGTGTTCGATGAATGCGCAGACTACAATTCACTTCTATTACGCACCAATAGAACAAACTACAGGCGCAGAAGTTTTGATCCCAGTACGCAATACTTATATAAGTTTAGGAGGCGGATTCTCAGGAGCTTGGGACGTACACAAAGGAAGTCCAGAGAAAGAGGAATGGTGTTCACTATACGCAACTGCTTCAACAGGGTATTTAGGAGATTTCCTTATAAAATATAAAGCAGGGCTATGTACTTATATAAAATCAGAAATCGTGTCTTACAAGCCTTTAATCGGGGTTTCTGCAATGTATTCTATAAATAATGATTTTGGGGTTGAAATGGGTTACGATACGTTTAATAAGGCGACTATTGGAGTTGTCGCAAAATTTTAGGAGATATGAAAAAATTAGAATTAAAACATTTAGCAGGGTATTTGCCTTATGGGTTAAGTTGTGTTGAAAATATGGACGATGGAGTTAAAATTGAATTCACATTAGAGGTGTTAAATATATCTAACGTTATAGATGATATAAAATACTCAAACTCGATTTTACCAATACTACGCCAATTATCAGACCTTACAAAAGAAATTGAGGTTAACGGAGAAAAGTTTGTGCCTGTTATAGAATATGATTACTTAAGATTTGAAGAAATATCTACGTTTAAAGGCGGTTGTAATGCTATGAAATTTATACAAGCTAGAGAATTAGAATTGCTTTATGAAATGCATTTCGATATTCACGGACTAATTGAAAAAGGATTAGCAATTGATATTAATAATTTATAACCATGAAACTGCCACATAAAATAATCGCAGCACTTTGCGTATCAGCTATTCTAATGGCGTTGTATATGCTAAATTTTGTAAAACCTTATTGATTATGGAACTAACGGAAAAATGTTTTAAAGATTTTTTATCTTTTTTTAACAGTAAAAGAAGAGGAACTGAGGTAGGTTTCTATCAATTACCAGAATTATTCCAAAACGCTTTAATAATAGAGTTCTTTGATTCGGTTGGTATTGTAATAAATATAAACGTAGACACCAACAACGAAGCAAATAGTTGTGAAGATGGTTGTGAAAATTGTGATTCTTGTTACGATACTTGGAATTCTGAATATGAATATTGTATTTATACATTCACAAAAATAGAAAACAATACAAACGATTACGTTTCTTATTTTTGTGAAGATAAATTTGACTTAAGAATCGAAGCTACAAACTCAGCAATCGAAAAAGCAAACGAAATTTATAATAAAAACAACTAATATTATGCACGAAATATTTTTATCAATAACAATAGTTTACGTAATGGCTATGTTATATTCGCATTACGATACTATCTCTAAGTTCCTTTTCGGGAATCAAACTAATATTTTTAACCCATGAGCCACACGAAAAGAAAACCAGTAAAAGAACAGTTAAGCATTCATCAAGAAATGAAGCTGTCAAGAGAAAAAGCGATTGAATTGAGTAAATCGCATAAAGATAAGAAAGTAACTAAATATGATTTGAAATGAAAGTAAATGAAATAACAGGCGTTAATAAAATTTATAGCGATAAAAAAACAGATACTTTTGAATATAGAGACATGTACAATGATGTTAAAACAATATCACTGCCTGCATCATGGGAAATGACTTTAGAAGAAGTTGAGGAGTATTTACGTAATTTAACAGAATAGCGATAGTAGGTTATCGTTTAGATTTGGGGAAATCTGAAAAAGTCATGCACCACGTGTTTCGCATGGCTTTTTTTATTATTTTTGGTTTTTATAATGGAATGTAGTAACTTTGAAGAATGGAGTTAACAGAAAAACAAGAGCGTTTTTGTCAGGCTTATATAGAATTTGGAAACAAATCAGAAGCTTATAGACAAGCTTATGATGCCGAAGCCATGAACTCAAATACAGTTCATGTAAAGGCTTGTGAATTGTTTAAAGACGGTAATGTTACGGTAAGGATAGAAGAACTGCAAAAAGAAGCGAGAGAGCGAAATAAAGTTAAGATTGATGATGTTTTGGATTATCTTGCCAACATGATTAAATTTGATATCGCAGAGCTTTATGAAGAAGATGGAAGAATGAAATCTATTCACGACATACCTAAGCCACATAGAGAAATGATATCGTCAGTTAAGGTTTATGAGGACTTTATGAGCATAGATGGACAAAGAGAGAAAGTAGGAGAAACCAAAGAAGTTAGGCTGTTAAATAAACTTGATGTTATTGAAAAATTCATGAAACACTTCGGAGGTTACGAAAAAGACAATGGTCAAAAAAACACTTCACAAGTAACTATATTCCAATTGCCTGATAATGGCAGAAAGTAAAGAAAAAATAATAAGACCTCAGGAAGGCTATCAGTTAGATTTCGCCTCGTCTGCTGCTGATATTTGCATTGGTGGTGGTGCCGCAGGAGTTGGAAAAACATTTTCATTACTTTTAGAGCCAATTAGGCATAAAGACGTTGAAGGATTTGGATCTGTTATATTTAGAAGAACAAATCCGCAAATTAGAAATGAGGGTGGTTTATGGGACACTTCAATTCAATTATACTCTTGTTTGGATGCCACGCCTCGTCAAAGCAGTCTTGAATGGATGTTCGGTAAGTCTAAACTTAAATTCTCTAATTTAGAATACGAAAAAAATATTTATGATTGGCAAGGCTCACAAATTCCATTGATTGGATTTGATGAGCTTACGCATTTTACAAAGAAAATGTTCTTTTACTTACTTACTCGTAACCGTTCTGTTTGTGGTGTTAATCCATACGTAAGAGCTACTTGTAATCCTGATCCTGATAGTTGGGTTGCTGAATTTATAGCGTGGTGGATTGACCAAGATACAGGATATGCAATACCAGAAAGACGTGGAGTTTTACGTTATTTAATTGTTGATGGTGATAATTTTATTTGGGGTGATTCTAAAGAAGAAGTTATTCAAAAAGGATGGCATATTTTAGAGGATGTAGTAAGCAAATCTAAAATTAATCCTGATGAGTTTGTAAAATCAGTTACTTTTATTGGGGGGTCTATTTACGATAACAAAGAATTACTAAAAGAAAATCCTGCTTATCTTGGCAACTTATTAGCCCAAGATAAAGAAACGCAATCAGCGTTACTCCATTCCAATTGGAAAACCGTTATATCTGATAACGATATTTACGAATATAGTGCAACACGTGGGCTTTTTAGTAATGTTTACGAATTAGAAGACAATACTCCATACATAACCGCAGATATAGCCTTGAAAGGATCCGATAAGTTTATTGTTGGCGGTTGGTTAGGCAGAGAATTAGTAAAGATTAAAATACTAAATAAAAGTGACGGTAAAGAAGTTGTAGATTGTATTGTTAATATGGCAAAAGAAATTAAATGCCAAAACAAAAATATAACTTTTGATGCTGATGGAGTGGGTGGTTTTATTGACGGATTTATTAAAGATTCTATTCCTTTTAATAATGGATCAAGTCCGTTTCCTAATCCAGAATTAAAACACGGAGACAAAGGATTTGGAGAAAAAGAGAATTATCAAAACCTTAAAACACAATGTTTTTATCGCTCTGGTGACAAAGTAAATAAAGGATTGTATAAAATATCTGAGGAAGTAGCTAATACAATGTATGACGATAAGACTACGTTTAAGCAGCGTTTTATGTTTGAGCGCAAGGCGATAAAACGTAAAAAAGCTGATATGGATGGCAAGTTGCAAATCATAGGTAAAGACGAAATGAAGTCAAAATTAAACGGTCAATCACCCGATGTAATGGATATGTTTATGATGAGAGAAAGGTTTGATTTGGATAAGTCACCAGCTTTTTTTATAATGTAATAATTTTTTATATATCTTTGTTGTATGGCAAATAGTTTAATGAATAGTTTACGACTCGGTTATAATTACCTTACAGGGGGCAAAGAAAAAAGAAACGCTTATAATCAAGCGTTTTATGAGTGGATTGGTATTGGTTATGTAAAATACGATGCCAATAATAAAACTTATTTAGATAAAGGATATAACGAGAATCCAGATGTATTTTCATGTATAAATAAAGCTACTGTAAAAACAGTATCAGTTCCTTACACAATAAAAGAAGTTGATGATAAAGAACAATACTCAAAATTACGTCAATTAGATTTAGCTACTAAAGGGAATTTTAATATACTACAAGTTGTAAAACGTGTTAAGCTATCATTAAAAGCATTTAAAAGCACCGAAAAATCATTTCCTTTATCACAGCCTAATCCAAATCAAACATGGTCTGATATTTGGGGATTGTTTAAAACTTATATGAAAATTACAGGTAACTACTATCAATATCAAGTGTCGCCAGAAGATGGAATAAACAAAAGAGTTCCTAAATTAGTTTACGCTTTGCCTTCTCACATGATGCAGATTGTTTTGAAGAAAAACGCTAATTTATTATTTGATGAAAACCCTATTGATTACTATATGTTGGTTGATGGTGATGGATATATTCAATTTCCTGCCGAAGATATTATTCATGTAAAATATGTTAATCCAAATTACGATAGGGCAGGATCTCATTTGTACGGTCAATCACCTTTAAGGTCTGCTTTGCGTAATATTCAATCTCAAAACTCAGCATTAGATACTAACGTAAAAATGTTGAAGTCAGCAGGAGCATACGGATTCTTATACGGAAAAGGAGAACCGTTAACACCAGAGCAAGCACAGTCTTTAAAAGACCGTTTAGTTGAAATGGACAAAGATCCAAGCCGATTAGGTAAAATAGGAGCCTCAAGTGCTGAGGTAGGATTTCAAAGAATATCACTTACTACAGACGAATTAAAGCCGTTTGACTACTTAGAATGGGACAGAAGAACTATTTGCAATGTATTAAACTTCCCTAAAGAATTATTAGGAGAGAAAGACGGTTCTTCATTAAGTAGTACAGATTCAGCAGATGCAAGAAAAGCGTTGATTACAGATGATATACAGCCAGATTTGGTTTTATTACAAGATGCTTTAAATAAATCTTTTATCCCTTTGTTTCCTGGATATGAAAATTCTATTATTGAATGGGATGTAACCGAATTGCCAGAAATGCAAGAGGATATGTTAAACCAAGCTAAAGCATTAAAAGAAATTTATACTACTCCTAACGAGGTTAGAACGGTGTTTAAATACGAAACATTAGAAGATGATGGTATGAATGTTGTTTGGGTGCCGTCTGGAATGAAAAGGATTGACGAGGTTAGTGATGGCGTAATTGATAATGCAAATTTATGATACCATGGGAAAAACAAAGGCGTATCTATGAGCGTAAAACTTATAGAATAGTTCAAGAACATGTATCGCGTATTCTTAAGAATATTCCATATAAAAACGCTACATTATCGAACTATGAATATATAATTGATGCTAGCGTTACAAAAGAATCAATTAATAAAATGTATGTTGATATTTATAAAACTATAGGTATTGATTACGGAAATAAAGTAAATAATTCTTTAGAAAAGGTAAAAAAAGCAAATGTTTTATTCAATGAATACTTATTAAAGCAAATATTACTATATTTGTCTAACGAAGGAGGTGTAAAGATTGTTTCAGTTAGAGACACTTTGGTAAATGACGTTATAAAATCAATAAAAGACACGATAGGAGAGAATGCCACTATCATCGATTTACAAAACGCAATTTACGCAATTATATCAAAGTCGCAAACGTTTTACAAATGGCAGTCTTTGAGAATTGCAAGAACTGAAACAACAAGCGCAAGTAATTTTGCGGGATTAAAAACTGCCGAGAATAGCGATTTAGTTTTGGATAAGATTTGGATTAGTGTGCAAGATGACAGAACGCGTGTAAATCCATTCGATCATTTAGACATGGATAAACAAAAACAAGATTTATATAAACCTTTCTTTGTCGGAGGTGAAAGCATACAATATCCAGGTGATACAAAAGCAAGTGTAGGAAATGTAATTAATTGTAGATGCGGATTAAGATACGAACCAAGGAGAGATTTAAATGGTGATTTAATATTAAAAAAATAAAAAATGGACGGATTGTTGGAATACAAAAGCGTTTTTGGAACTGTTAAAGATGTGGATAAAAAAAGTCGTGTAGTTACGGGTTATTTATCTGAAACTCAAACTAAGGACTATCAAAAAGACGTAACCGAAAAAGGAGCGTTTCAAAAGTCTATTAATGAGAGAAAAAGCAGTATTTTCTTTTTGAATCAGCATAAATGGGATCAGCCACATGGGAAATTTGCGGTTTTGCATGAAGATTCAAAAGGATTGTATTTTGAAAGTGAACCGTTACCAAATACAACATATTCAAATGATGCTTTAGAATTGTACGCACTAGGAATTGTTAATGAGCATTCATACGGTTATCAAGCTGTTAAAGCAGTTAAACAAAATGACGGAGGGCGTATTTTAAGAGAGGTAAAATTATTTGAAGGTTCAAATGTTACATTAGGAATGCATCCAAGTACTCCTTTTATGGGCTTTAAAAACAGAACTATTGGAGAGCTTAACGATCAGGTTTCAATCATAATGAAAGCAATGAGAAACGGTAATTTTACCGATGATACATTCTTACAGTTAGAAATAGCATTAAAACAGCTTCAATTAGAAAGCTACGAATTAGGAAAAAAAGCACTCGAAGAGCCGTCTGATGATGACACTCAAGATAATGAGCCGCTAATTATAGAGCAAATAAAATCATTCAGACAATCATTAAAAATTTAAAAAACATGACACTAGAAGAACAATTAGAGGGTTTAAAAAACGACCTTTCAAAAGGATTTGAAACAAAATCTAAAGTAGATATTCAAGCCGCTATCGATGCGTTTGAAACAAAAGCAAAAGCTTCTGAATTAGAAGTTAAAGGAAAATTTGACCAAGATATTGAAGCCTTAAAAGCCGATTTTCAAACTAAATCACTTGCAATGCAAGAGCATTTAGATAAATTGGATATCCGATTAAAACAAGCTAACGGAGATAAAAACATTGCGACTAAAACTTTCAATGAGTATCTTGCTGAGGTTATCATGGAGCATAAAGACGCTATTCAAAACCACAAGAAAAACTCACCAGAATTGGCAATGGAGTTTAAAGCGGTTGGAGATATGTCTATCGCTGCTAACTTTCCAGGATCAACCCCGTTCACACAAGACGTAAGAAATGCATTAATTGTAAATCCTTATGACCGTGTTTGGTTATCTGATTACTTGCCACAAGGAAATACAACAAAAAGTTCAATCATTTATCCGAAAGAAAATGGCGGAGAAGGCGGGGCTTCAACTTGGGTTGTGGGTTCTGGTGATAAGCCTCAAATGGATTTCGATTTAACAACTCAAACAGCATTTGTTAAATGGATTGCGGGGTACGTTATTGTTGATCGCGACATGTTGGATGATATTGATTGGCTATTAAGCTACTTACAATCTAAAATGCTTATCAGCTTGAAAGTTGCTGAGAATAACTTCATTTTGAACGGTACAGCTGATTCAAACCCTGTTCAAGGACTTATTGATGTTGCAACTGCTTACGATGGAACTTTCACTGCTGCTGTTGATAAAATTGTAGATGCTGCTTATGGTCAAATTCCAGAAGATACTTTCGAGTTCTACCAAGGGAATACAGCTATTTTGAATGTTCGTGATGGTGTTAAAATCGGATTGAATAAAGCAGAAGGATCTGGTGAATATGACTTGCCTCCAGGAACCGTTGCTTTCGAAAACGGAAGATTGCGAGTTGCGGGATTAAACATTGCTACAACTACTCAGTTAGGAGCAGATAACTTCTTAGCATTCGACAGAACAGCTACTTTGTTGGTAAACAGATTGGCACCTGAATTGAGAATGTTCGAAGATTCTGAATTAGCTAAGCAAAACAAAGTTATGTTTAGAATTGAGGAAAGAATTACTTTGGTAATCTTCAATAACAATGCGATTGTAAAAGGTACTCTTGCAGCGCCTTCTGTATAATTAATTTAAAAGAAAGGAGAATTAAACCCGCTGTAATATGCGGGTTTTTTTTATAAATTTACATTATGAAAGTAATAATTTATATAAGCAATTGGAATTTAATTGGAGGAGTTGAAACTTTTACCAAAAACTTCGCAAAAAGAATGTCAAAATTTCACGATGTTACATTGATGTATGATAACGTTGCTAATCATATTCTATTAGAGGAAATGAAGCCTTATTGCATTGTAGAAAAGGTAAATTTTAAACAACGTTATAAATGTGATATTTATATTTCATCGAGTGCATGGGGTAGATGTGCTTTTAATGTTATGGATTCTAAAATTTATATCCAAGTGGTGCATGCAGATTACAGGGTAGTAATTCAAGGATGGGCTTTCAAATATAAACCACACCCAAAAGTTACACATCATGTTTGCGTTGGCGAAATAGTTAAAATAGGATTTGAAGCAACGACTGGTTTAAAATGCGATGCAGTTATTTATAATTTACTTGACAACACGCAAAAATACGATAAGAAAAAGAAAAATAAAGGACTTAATTTAATCACTTGTTCACGTTTGTCTGGTGAAAAAGGATTTGACCGTGTTTATAAAATGGCAAAACAAATGGATTCTTTAGGGATTAATTATGTTTGGAATATCTTTGGTGATGATTCTCACGCTTTCGGAAAACAATTATTAAAAAAGTTTGTTAATTGTCCAAACGTATTTTTTAAAGGTATTACAACGGAACCATTCAAAGAAATTAATAAAGCTGATTATTTAGTACAGTTATCGGATACGGAAGGATTTGCTTATTCTGTTTATGAAGCAATGCAGGTAAAAACACCTTGTATAATTACGCCTTTTGCAAGTGGTAAAGAGCAAATTACACACGGGCTTAATGGATATATTGTGCCGTTTGACATTAATGGTATTGATTATTACACTATTGCAAAAAGAACCTTAAAAGTGCCTGAATTTGAGGAATTAGGCAAAGAAGAACACTGGAATAGCTTCTTTAATGACACAATGAAATGGCATAAAGAAAATATGGTAACGGTTAGAATTACTACCGTGGTTCAAGTGTATAAATTAGGCGAAATAGTTAATTTATCAAAAGAACGGGCTAAATCGGCTATTGAAAGAGGGCTGGCGGTGTTGGTTTAGGTCTGTGCCCGCATTTACGACATTGAGCTACATAGTCATCGTTACGTGTATTTCTTGGAACTGATGTAAATTCATGTTCGCATTCTTGCTTGTTAATAAATACCTGTAAAGCCTCTATAACATCTTTTAGATTTGGTTTGTCAACTATTTCGCCACTTAAACAAAGTAAGTGATTTTTTAGTATTACTGTTGATTCAAAATTATTCATAATGTTATTGTTATTTTTATATCAGTTAAACTTATAATTGTTAATCCTGTTTTTGTTTACAAACTAATAATAATAATATTAATGTTGAATCCTATAAAAATACCTATTGCAAACATAAGGATTCCGAAATACCAAATAGTTTTATCTTTCATAATTTATCTATTTTTAATTCGTTTAACGTTATTCTTATAGCCGTTAGTATTTCATAATCTGAGAATACTGTTGTATTTCCACTGCTTAAAAACTCTAATGAAACGGTTAATTTTTCGTATTTACTTCCGTTGTGTAGCGGGAAATTATCTATTACTTCTCTTTTGGTTATTTCTGGGAAATCTAATAAAAATTTTGCCATAACTATATAAAATAAAATTGCCTTTCAAAATCTGTAAAGGGTCTGATGCTTTACTTCATTCAAAAGGCTAATGTTTTTCAGTTACCAAGTTTCAGACCGTAACTACATGACAAATGTATAACTATTTTTTAAATACGCAAACAATTTTTTTACTATCTTTGAAAAAAGTAAACGATATGAAAATCACATTATTAAAAAATTACTTGAATAACACGAAAGGAGAAACTATTGATGTAACCGATAAACGTGGAAAATACCTTGTGAATGTTGGTGTAGGAATTGAAGAAAACAATTCTTACGAAAACTCAAATGATGGTACAAAAGGAATTACTACACGTAAAACTCCAGAACAAGCTGATAAAGAAATAAAATCATTGAATAAAAAACGTAAATAATGAGTTATTTAACCGTAATACCATTAGCTACAGCAAAGAACTATCTAAGGATTGACGCTTCATTAACTGAAGATGATGCTTTAATTACTTCAATGATAAACGCCTCGTGTTTGTACGTAGAAAAACGTACTAATCACATTCTTTTTCCACGTGACAAAACTTATATTGGAAACTGTCAAGTAAAGGTTTATGATTATCCGATAAATAGCATCGTAACAGATCCTGCTCCGTGGGCTTGTGTTCGTTCGTTGTACACGATTTATCCAGACGTTAAAACAGTTGAATTAAACGTAGGATATGCTACAAATACAGTTCCTGACGATTTAATACAGCCGATGTTACAAATGTTGCACGTATGGTATTATGAGTCAGAAAAACAGGTCAATAGTACATTGATACCTGAGAGCGTAAAAGAAGCGTTGGATTTAAATAAAAGATTTTTATGAAATATTCAAACGGATACTCTTATTTTAGTAAAAAATTCTTAGGCATTGTAATTGCTTTTGACTGTAACGTACCTCAAACTAGTTACAAGAACCCTATTATATTGATGATTGAAATTAAATTTTTATTCGCTGGTTTTTGGGTAGAATTTACAAAACATTAGTTATGCTAAGTAGAAAATACAGCCTAAAAATAGAAATATTCAAAACTACTGATACTCCAGACGGTTACGGTGGTAATATTGCTACAAATGTTTCTTTAGGTTCGTTTTGGGCTGAAGTAAAACAAAATTCTGCTTTTCGTGATAATTCAATAGGGAAATCTGATATAAAAGATAATTGGAGTTTTAATATTCGTGCTAACCCTATTTTAACACCTGATTTAGATAATTTAAGCATTACGTATCGAGGAGTTAACCGTGTTGTAAATGACATTCGATATAACGATGAATTGTTTAGAGAAATAAATATAATAGCTAATGGAGGTTAAAAAACAAAATACAGAAGTTACATTCAATTATACAGTAAAGGAAATATGTTTTGCTTTTGATAAATTGTTTGATAAAAAGAAATTAGAACGTTTAGAAAAATCTAAGCAAAATGGAAATTAAAGGCTTAAATTCAACTATTTCAGAATTAATAAAGTTTGGAGATAAAGCCAAAAAAATAATTAATGCAGAAACTCAAGCAATAGCATATCAAATTGAAGGCGACGCAAAGAAATTAGCCCCTAAAAACTTTGGTAAATTAGCACAATCAATATCGAATGAAAAAGTAAAGCCAGCATTATACAAAGTTACAGTAAATGAATTATACGGCGCTTATATGGAGTTTGGAACAGGAACAAAAGTAAAAGTTCCTGCTGAGTTTGCAGATATGGCAAATTCATTTAAAGGCAAAAAACAAGGCACGTTTGAACAAGGATTAGAAGCTATTAAAGTATGGTGCAGAGCAAAAGGAATACCAGAAGAAGCTGCTTATCCTATTTTTGCAAAGATATTAGGTGCTGGCGTAAATCCACAACCATTTTTATATCCAGCATATCAGAAAGGTAAAAAAGATTATCTTAAAAATCTTGAAAACGCATTGAAGAAATTAAATAAAAAGATATAATAATTTTTTGTACTTTTACAACATGGCAGTAAATGTTAATCCAGATAAATACATTAGAAAAGCTGTTTTTGACTTAACTAACAACATTGTAGTTAATACAAAAACAATTAAATGTTTTGATAGTAGAGTTACTGGTAATGCTAATTTAAACGAATATATTTTATTGACAGCTCAAACGAAAGAAGTGTTAAAATACAATAAATGCGAGTATTATTGGGAAACGTCGATGTTGATTGAAATTTATACTAAAACATCAAGTGCGGGAAATTCTGGAAGTAGAGTTTTTTTAAATGATATTGAAAGCGCTGTAATGACGTTGTTGAATCCTAAAATTACGGTTGCAGGTTTTACAAATGTTACGCAAAATATCACTTATGAAAATCAACTAGAAACAGTTTCTGAGACAGAGAACATATTTAGATCATTTCTCAGGCTTAATATTACTTTGCGTTAGACTCTAATGAAGGAAGTGTCGTTTTTCAATCTTCCGATTAATTTGTGAGATAAAGTTGTTCTTGCTAGATTAGCAGAATCAGCAGCTGGTTCTAATCCTAAATAAAATATCCCAGTTTCAATATTTAAAATTAATTTACCGCAAGCATATCTAACTTCGTCTCTTTTATTATCTCTTAAACCTCCTATCTTTTGGTTGTATTTTGCTTTTTCTGTTGTTTTTCTGCCTAATTGCGCTTTTCTATTAATTTCTTTTCTTTCTTCTGAATGTTTTACTCCTAGCTTTGAAAGACTATTTTTTAAATTTCTTTCGGCAGAATGTTTTTTACCTTTTCTCATTTCAGATAGTTTGTTTCTTACTTCAATTGAAACATATCCACTCTTATCGTTCGTTTTGGTTAGCAACAGGTTTAAACCATTTTTACCTACTGCATTATAAAGTTCTTGATAGTATCTTTCTTTTTCGTTTAATTCGTCAACATAACATTCACAAAGAACTTCAAATAGATGTTTGTCTATTCCGTGTTTTTTAAAAGAATTACCCAATTTACAATTGGTTTTAATTGTATTAGCTTTATGCCATTTTAAGCGTCTTTCGATGTTAACGCTTTGACCTATATAGACCTTATTGCTTGGTGATGTGATTTTGTAAATTCCTGTCATACACAAAAAACCCAACTAAAACGGGGACTAGTCCGTAATAATTGGGAATTTTATTAAATTGTTATATCGCTAGTCCTCGATGGTGTAAAGATACAAATAAAATGTTTATATTTGGGTATTATTTTATATCTTTGACTTGTAAATATTTACTAACATTAAAATAAAAATATTATGGCTGATAAAATAAAAGGCGAAGGACTTATTTTATATGTTCACGATGGTACACTCTTTCGTCCTGTCGCATGTTTGACTTCTAACAGTTTAGATACTGAATTAGGGATAATTGAGGCTCAAACAAAATGCGCCCCAGGAGTTGTTGAAAAACAAGCGGGTGTATTTTCATATACACTGACGGCTGATGCAATCGCAATCGACACTACAAGTGTTGGGGGCGATGATACAAAAGCTTCGCATGATTACCTTTTGTCTGTTCAACAAGCTAAAACGCCTGTTAATTGGAAAATGGATAGTGGATCTACTTCTTTAACTTATTTTGGTAATGGAATAATTACTTCTTTAGGATTAGAGGCTCCTGCTGGTGATGAATTTGCAACTTTTTCTTTAACTATTGACGGTTCTGGCGCAATTACTACAACTGATCCATTAGCTCCAAGTGTATAGTGTTATGAATAAAACAAAAATAGAAATATTAGGTATTTGGTATTATTTGGGGCTTGGGTTCTTGAATGAAATTGTAGCTGGGACAGGGAAGCAATTAAATGAATTGTCTACTGAATCTGACGAGTTGTTAATGCCAAAATTAATTTACTATTCCAGATTGTACGCTTGTAAAAGATTAGGTTTACCAACTGATTTTACTTTAGATGATGTTTTTGAGTATATCGATGATAACGGCGGTATGGGTGGTCAATTCTTTAAAGATTGGTTTAATGCTTATATTATCGCCATGACAAAAGATGTACCTCAAGACGATAGTGAAGATAAAAAAAAAGTAACGAAAGCGAAAAAGTAGATTTTCAAAAAGACGTTATTTCATTTGCTATAGGCGAACTTGGAATACCCACAATGAAGCGTGTTTACGACATGAGTTTTGCGGAGTTTCAGATTCGCCTATTTGCATATCGTAGGGTACAGGAACGGGAATGGGAAAAGGTTAGATTTATTGGGTGGTGCGCTACTACAGGAAGCCACATGAACCCAAAGAAATTACCTAAATCATTAAATCAGTTTATGCCTTTAGGGATTGACAAAAAACAAGGGATGACTATTACCGAAGCTCAAAAACAAAGATTCTTAGATGCTATGCAGGATTACTTAAAACAAAAAGGATAATGGCAGGACTTGAAATACAAATCGGAGCTGACAATTCGGACTTAAATAAAAAAATAAAAGAGGCTGAATTAAATCTAAAAGAGCTTTCTAATATAAAATTAGAACAGATAAAGCTTGGATTAGATACAAAAGAGATTAACGGAAATATAGCTTCGGTAAAAAAATCACTTACTGAATTAAAAACTGTTTCCAAAGATACTGGAAATGCTATTTCTGGCATGGCGCCAAAAGTTGCTAATGGAGGAAATGCATTGATGCAATTTTCAAGGATTGCCCAAGATGCCCCTTTTGGAATTATGGGTATTGGGAATAATATTACCGCAACTGTTGAAGCTTTTGGGCATTTAAAACAATCTACAGGAAGCACAGGAAGCGCATTAAAAGCTGTTGCCTCATCTATGCTAGGAAGTGGCGGTATTTTATTAGCTGTTTCGTTGGTAACTACAGGGCTTACTTATATGTCTCAAAACGGGATAACTGTTGGTGATGTATTTAGAAGGTTAACAGGTGATTTTGACGAATACGCATCTGCTTTAAAAAAGGTGAATAATGCAGCATATGAAGATAAAGGTGTTCAAGAAGCTGTTAGCAATGTAAATGAATTAGGTATAAATATTCGTTTAGCAAAAGATGGATTTTTAGATAAGGAAGCAGTTGTAAAACAATATAATGAAACTATTGGAAAAACTACGGGCTTAGTGTCTTCTTTGGATGAGGCTGAAAAAGAACTTACAAGAAACGGGGACGCTTATATAAAAATGACTTTATATAAAGCCGCTGCTAATTTTGCACTTGAAGAGGCTGCAAAAGCGACTTTGTTAGCTGAAAAAAGCAGGCAAAAAAGTCTTAAAGAATTTACAAATGCTTTTTTAGACGCTGACTTAACACAAACTAGAAGTAAGGAGCAATACGAGGCAAAGCAACAAAATTTAAAAAAACAAGCTGAAAATAGACAAAAAGAAGAAATAAAAATAAATGCTGAAGCTGCAAAAAGGAATTTAGATATAGCTAAAAAATTCCAAGAAGACGCTGCGAAAATAGCTAAAAACTTTAACTTTAATTTATTTGGGGATACCGCAGCTCCAAAGGCAGGTAAAAAAGAAAAAGCCAAAGAGGTAAAAGCACCTATAATTGATTTCAAAGGGAGTCTATTAAATCCTTCCGACATAATTGACGAACAAACTATAAAAGTTTTTACAGGTGCTTTAGACAAGTTTAAACAGCCTATAAAAGAATTGCCAGGTATTTTTAAAACATCAATGGCAGATTCTAAGATGGCTTTTGATATGGGTACTGCTGATTTAATTGAAACCATGCTTGAATTTAGCAATTCTGCAAATCAATTAATACAAGGAGCGTTAACGGAAAGTTTTTCTAGTTTAGGTTCGATGATTGGTAACTCTATGGCTGGTGCGGACGGTGGGCTAGAAGATGCGGGTAAAAACATTTTAGGTGTTCTTGGAAACTTCATGACTCAGTTTGGGGAATTAATGATTAAAACGGGTATTGGTTTAGTTATTGCAAAAAAGATGCTTACTTCCGGTAATGGATACGCTATGATTGCGGGGGGGGTTGCTTTAGTAGCTATTGGATCAGCTTTTGCTGCTAAATCAAAAGCAATGCAAAAAAGTGGAGGTGATAGCATTGGAGGCGGAGGTAATACAGGCGGTTCTTATTCAAGCCCTGCATCATCATCAAGTTATTCAAGTAGCGGAGGCGGTAATTTTGGAGGCGGAACAGTAGTTTTTGAAATAGAGGGCAGTAAATTAGTTGGTGTATTAAATAATACCTTAGATAAAAACAAAAGATTAGGAGGTAATTAAATGGCTAGAAAAATAGTAATACAATTCGATGACATACCGTTATTTGGAATAGGATTTCAATATGATATTCTAATAAACGGATTGAATATAGTTTATACAAGTGGTTTAAATACTGTTGACGTTCAATATGTAGATTATGGAACTATAGGCTATGACCCTAATATTTATATTGAAGCACAACCAACATTAGCAGGCACGATTTCAAATACATTAGCTTGGATGGCTTCAAGGTATTCGCAGTCTAATATCGTTTATTCTATCGTTGGAGAAACCATTGAAGTTACCATAAATTTAAACGATTTGATAGTTGTTAATTTCTTTGACTCAAATCCAAATATTACAACTTTTTCTTTTATACCTGCTGATACTGAAAATATAAATCTTAGATATTTTTTGCAGTATAAAAATATTATAAATGATGAATATTTAGTTAGAATCTATAAAAAACAATTCTTAGGAAGTCCGACAGAAATACACGGTAAAGCAATAATAGAAAAAGGAACTGTTAAAGACCATTTAGAATTAATTCGTGGTACCGGGGCAACATTAGAATTAGAAGCAAGTACCGATTTAACTTTAGAAGATTTATACACAGAAAACGAACAGGATTTAA